ACAGCCAGTGGCGACAATGGCGGCGAGTTTCGCTTGTCGAATCTGAATGTTGTCGGGCACACGATGGACTGGCTCAACATTCAGACGCCCCGCTATTACTTGCAAGCCGATGGCGGAAAGTTCGCTGGACTCGGCGCAGGGACGGTAGGTAGTTTCTTTGCCTTTAATTCGTCGGGGTTCTTCGCAATCGAAGCCGTTTCAGCTGTCTCTAGCATCGGCTCTGGCTCCCCGTACTACCAGAAGATTTTCGGCAGCACCGGCAACACGATCATCGGGACAACTAATTACATCACCGCTGATCCCGGTGTCCAGTTGACTGTTCTCGCCAATAGCGCCTCGACAATCGGAAGCGTTATCCGCGCCGCCGCGTCGGCAACCGCTGACGTTTGGCAGGGTCAAGCCAGCGATGGCACGACCATCTACGGCACGATGAGTGAAAACGGCTACTGGACCACGCGCAAGAACGCCGCGCCGGCTGACGCCGAACTAGCAGCGGGGGAAGCGGCGTGGTGGCTGGATGCAGACAACGCGACTCCGAAGTTCATGGTCAAAGCAAAGACGGCGGATGGGACGGTCGTTACAGGGAGCCTTGCGCTGGCATGATCGCGAGCACAGAACCTATTCACTTCAGCGGAACGACGGTATCGCCTGTAACTGAAAGAGAACAGGGTTCGATCAAAACGGATTGGGTCGATCAAACAGACGCGACTAGAAAATCAAGAGTCAAGTTCAATGTTTGGGATACTCTCGAAAGAGAAGGATTCCGCATTGAAGCTACTGGAAGTGCACCTGCTATTGGCTTCTACGGAACCAACGCAATTGCTCAACAAGTCCTAGCTACAGGAGCCGGAGCTACTGTAGATGACGTAATCACTGTCTTGCAAAATCTTGGTCTTTGCAGGCAAACAGCTTAAGGAAAATTCATGGCCTGGAAACACAATCTTACTGTCCCTAATTGGAACGTAGAGGTCCAAGATCTCTACTCGCGTGTGAATTTGTTTCAAATCGATTATATCAACAAAACAATTCAAATTGCTTTTGGAGTGTATAAGACGGCGGCAGATGCAGCTGATCCAGTCAAATCTCGACAACCATTGCAAGTAATCCCCGCTGTTATTGGGCCGCATCGAACAGTTATTCAAGCAGAAGTCAAGCATCCTGTAACTAAGGAAGTTCTGATTCCTGAAGTTACTATACCCTCTTTTGATGAGGTTATCGCGGCAAATCAAGAAGTATATGCCGCCACTGTAACGGCAATCTACGAACTTAGCGTTCTGTTGAAAGAATTTCAATCTGCTGTTAAGGTCTAATCAATGAGCACTGAACTTACTATTAGTATTGGCTTAGGTTCAGGTCAAACTGGCCTTACTCTTACAGGTCAATTTATCGACGAAGCCGGTGCCGATGTAGGTTCATTGGTTACTACAGGTTTTGTTGAAATCGGTGCCGGTAACTACATTTGGACTGGAGTCCCATTAACGGGAGCGGTCGCTTTTAAGATCCTATCCGGTGTAACAGTTATGGCTGTTGCATCAATGGATGAGGAAATAGATCTTCCTGCCGATCCCTCGGATTGGGAAGATATCACGAATATTTATTCGTCTGTCGTGGATGCAGATGCTTATTTTGCAACTCGTCTTTGGACTGAGGCTTGGGACGAAGCAACTCATGAAACAAAGCTCAAAGCCTTAACAATGGCTACCGCTAAGATTGATAATCTTAGCTTCCACGGCTCTAAGACAGATGCTGACCAAGTATTGGAATTCCCTAGAAACGATGGGGAAGAAATTCCGACGGCTATCAGGAGAGCTTGTTGCTTAATTGCTCTAGCCCTGCTAGACGGTAAGAATCCAGAAGAAGAATATAACACTCTACGGACTAAAATCGCAAAATTTGGTCCTCTTAATACAGAGCAGGATACTACTCAAATTCCTGCCCATATCGCTAACGGGATTCCTAGTGTTGAAGCATGGCATCTTCTGATGCCGTATCTTCGTGACAATCGTTCAATTACTTTGAGTAGGATTGGTTAATTATGGTTCTTGATCTGTATGACTTGTTGGTGTGGGCCGGCGACGGTGAAGGTGCAGGTGATCCGCCTGCTGGAGATCCGCCTGCTGGAGAACAATCGGATGATTTGGGTGAAGAATTCAAGGATGTTCAAATCCCGACTGAGGTCCAGAAGAAGCTGAACGCCGTCTTGAAGAAGGAAAAGGAAAAGATGCGAGCCGATAAGCAAAAGCTTCTCGGCGATTTGCAGACCCTTCAAAAGAACGTGAATCTCAGTGATGCCGAGCGTAAGCAGTTGGCAACTCAGATCGAAACCCTTAAGAGGGAGACGATGACTCGTGCGGCTCTTGAAGCCGAAGAGCGTACCAAGCTCAAGAACGAGTTCGATGAGACCTCGAAGAAATTGACCAGTGAGCGGGATTACTGGCAAAATCTCTACTCCGATTCTACAATCGAGCGTTCGTTAGTTGACGCTGCGGCCAAGCACCAAGCCTTTGACAATGAGCAGGTTGTGCTTATGTTGAAGGGTCGTACAAGTTTGCAGCCTTCTGCCGATGATCCTAAGAAGCTCGTTCCGCGAGTTTCGGTGGAGACCATCAATGAGGAAGGCAAAAAGGTTACTTTGAGCCTTGATCCATCAGAGGCAGTGGAACGGATGACTAAAGAAGAGCGGTACTTCAATTTGTTCCGCACTACCGCCAAGGGCGGGTTGGGCAGCGGTAACGCTGGCGGCTCGTTGGGTAATCTGGACCCATCGAAGATCGCAGAGATTGCGAAAAATCCAGAGTTGTACGAAAAATTCCGTGATCAAATTCTCTCAATGGTGGAGTAGTCTCAGATGGCTAATTCGATTGATGCTTTTATTCCAGAACTGTGGGCGGCTGAGTCCGTCCGGATTCTGGAAGAGAACATGGTTGTCAGCAACCTTGTTCATCGGGATTTTAGCCCGATGGTTGCCAAGTTCGGTGAAACTATCCATACCCGGAAGCCGGCGGAATTGACCGCTAGCCGTAAGGGCAATTCTGACGATGTTACGGATCAGGATGTGTCGGCGACCGATATCGAGGTCAAGCTGAATCAGCATATCCACGTTTCGTTTGTGATTAAGGACGGCGAGGAATCGAAGTCGTTCAAGAGTCTGGTTGAGACCTATCTGGCCCCGGCAATGCTGGCTCAGGCCCGTTATGTCGACCAGATCATCCTGGGTCAGTGGCCACAGTTCCTGTCGAACACGGCTGGTCGCCTGGGTCAGTTGACCGGCAGCAATGCCATTGATTACATTCTTGACACGCGAAATGTCATGAATGTCAACAAGGCTGACATGGCTGGTCGCTCGATCATCTGGACGCCTTACGCCGAAACTGCTGCCCTCAAGACCGAAGCGTTCTTGCACGCCGACAAGCGTGGTGATGGTGGTGCGGCTCTGCGTGAAGCCTCGATGGGTCGTGTGCTTGGTTTTGACCACTATATGTGCCAAAACATGAGCTACATCCCGTCCGGTAACACCACGGTTACGGGTGCCATCAACAATGTTGCTGGTTACGCTGCTGGTACTACCAGCATCGCGGTGGATGGCCTGAGTGCGGCTATTTCGGCCGGTACTTACATCAACATCGCCGGCAATGATTCGCCTCAGCGTGTTGTCAGCACGACCGGTGGTGCTACGCCGACGGCGATGGTCATCACTCCTGGTCTGCGTAAGGCTGTCGTCAATGATGCCGTAATCACGATCTACACTCCTGGTGCCGTGAACCTGGTTGCTGGTTACGCTGCTGGTTGGTATAAGACCATTACGGTTAATGGTTTCACCGTTGCTCCGAAGGTTGGTCAGTTGGTTGCCTTTGGTGATACGACTGCTTCGGCCGTCTATACCATCATCGGTTCTCCGACCACGACCAGCATTGAGTTGGATCGTCCGCTCGATGCCGCCATCGCGGATACCGCGAAGGTGAACATCGGTCCTGCCGGCAACTATAATTTGGCGTTCAAACGGGAAGCGATCACGATTGTGAATCGCCCCCTTGTGTTGCCGCGTGCTGGTGCCGGTGCTGTGGCTGGTCTTGCTAGCCGCAATGGTCTCTCGATGCGTGTTGTGATCCAATACGATTCGAAGAGCCAGGGTACGCGAGTGGTCTTTGATACCCTGTTCGGTGTCAAGGTTCTGGAGCCGTTGCTCGGCTGCGTGATGTTCGGTTAATCTTCCCGAAGGGAGAGCCTATGGCTCTCCCTCTTTTTGAAAAGGGAGCAGATGCCGATGGACGATGTGAAAATCCCAAAATGGCTATGGGGGATTGTCGTTGCGGCCATTATAGCTTGGATGGGATGGGTTTCGGTCCAGATTCAGACGCAATCTAATACTGCGATCGAAACTAAGACAATCCTTTCTAATCTTGTAGCGACTAACGCTCAAGATCAATTCACTGTCCGTGACTTGCAGACTACTGTTGCTGAATTGAAAGTAAAAATTCAGTATCTTGAACAGAAAGTAGCAGGGAAAGAATGAAAATGATTTCCCGAATTATCTACTTGCTCAAGCGGGATTATTCGGGAATCGTTGACTTCTACACTGAGACTAAGCAAGAACTCGATCCGAAATACGGCACACGCACTATTACTAGAAGTAAGGTGCGTGTTCGCCGTTGTATAGTTCTTGATTCGAAATCAATGTTGAAATACTTCACTCGTAATGAGGGAAGCTTTGACAAAGAAGTGCGTTTCTTTATTGTAGAGCGAAAGGATTTCCCGACAAATTATAGCTTGGACAAAGATAAGTACATCATCTATGATCATCGTCTTTACAAGATTGATGAGATAGAGAAATTCGGTGATGGTTATTTGATTCAAGGTATTAAGACCTTGAACTCGTCGGCCATCAAAGAATTTCATGAGGGCTATAGCACTCAGGCCATTGTTTTCACCGATGTAGCTGAGGGAGAACTATGAACGAAAATTGGCCAAGATGGATTAAGGCTTCGTTCTACGATGCTTTTTCTTCAAACTACGAGACTTTTTTCGAGGGCGATGATGTTACCGAGGAACAATCACTTCAAGATCATATCGAGATAAGACTCGATGTTGATTATGAAGAAGTTTCCCGGGATCAATATCATGCCCTGATTTCGGTTAATATCCTTTGTGTGGCTGGAGTCGATCCCGAGAATATTTTCAAGCTGGACGCAGTGGTTGGGGTTATGCTTTCCAAGTTTGCAAGGAATGTTTCGGTGAAAGAATATGGTGATGGTGATAACTTACTTAACTGTGCTATCAGACAAGGAGAAGTCATCACTACAAATTTTGCTCAGAAAGACAACGTGCAGCGGACGACCCTAGAGGGCCAGTACCTGTTGAACTTAGGAGTGTAAGATGTCGACGATCATCGACTTGAAGAATGTAACTATGACCATCAAAGATGGTGGTGCTAACTCTGTCGAAATCAAGATTGGCGAAGGCCAAATGCGATACGACGAAACTAAGACCCGCATCTATCGGAAGAATCGTGGCCAACTCGACGAAGTCGTGGATGGCGATGAGGAACCGATGGATGTCTCTTTTGACTTCCAGTGGGAATACCTGTTGTCAGATACTGGCGTTGCACCGTCCGTCGAAGATGCTTTGAAGCAGCGTGGTGAGGCTGCTGCTTGGGTTAGCTCGGATAGCAATACTTGCTCGCCCTACGCAGTGGACATTGAGCTTCGCAATGTTGTGGATTGCGGTGCCGAAGATGATGAAGTCATTCTTCTGCCGGATTTCCGTTACGAGAAGCTTTCTCACGATGCCCGTGGCCAGAGTGTCTCGGTCAGTGGTAAGTGCAATGCTACTGAGGCAACGATTACCCGCGTTGCTGGTGCCTAATCTTAGGAGATAATGATGGGAATTTCTAGTTCCTCTCTACGGATGGGTATTACTGTTCGTGAGGAAATCGTCACTGGTGCTCCATTCGCCTCGGATGGTGGTTCTAATGCTGATGACCTAATCACGCACTACATGGGTCTTGATGACACGATCAATGGAGCTTCCTCCGTCGTACCTTCGAAAGGTGTGGCTGTTGAAGTTGCTTTGGTCACTGGTGCTAAGACTCTTGATCTAACTGCAATTGCTGGAACGCTTGGAGCTACGGTCGATATGACTGGCTTGAAGCTCCAGCATCTTATTCTTAAGAATAAGACGGGGAACGGTGATATGGTATTCACCGAGGGTGCCACAAGCGGCTATGAAGCGATGGGTGATGGATGGAAAGTCACCTTGAAGGCAGGTCAGTACATCGGATTCAATGGACTTGATTTGACGCCTGACGTTGCAGGGGGTGCGAAAAATATTGACGTTACTGGAACTGGCACTCAGTCGTTTCAGATTTTCGCAATCTTCGGTTAATCAACATTTTCCATAAGGTGAACAGGTACTATGAAAATTCACGGTAAAACAATCAAAGGTCCGAATGTTGAAATCATCGCTATTCCGCGATCGAATGGTGAAGATATTATCTTCCATGCTCAAGCAGTCTTGAGCATGGAAGATTTTCGTAAGCTAGTCCCTGAGCCTATTCCACCGCATAAGACTCATGGAGATGGGACTGTTACTCCTGAATATAGCAGTCCTAAGTACAAGGAAAAGATGAACGAGTATAATTCCAAGTACAACGATTATCTGTTCATCAAATCCTTAGAAGCTACTCCAGGTCTTGAATGGGAAACCGTTAATATCGATGATCCTGAGACTTGGAAAAACGTGCATGAAGAACTCAAGAATGCTGATTTGACTCCGACTGAGATTCAACGTATTCATTATGGAATCATTGAAGCTAATGGTCTTAGCGATGCTAAGGTTGAGGAAGCACGTAAGCGTTTTTTAGCTTCTCAGGCGTCGGTACCAGGGAATTGATCCTACCAAATGGTCGTACAATGGACTACGCCGAATGGCGTGCCTGCGAACGATTTGGGATACTGCCGCCGGGTGTGCAGCCTAGATGGGAAGATAATCATGACTGGATTCAGGCATTGCTTATTGCCTACAGTCAGATTCGTAGTCAAGAAGAAGTCCCAATGATGGGAATGTAAAATGCCTGGATTTCGATTTGAAGCAGAGGTTATTCGATTAGACCATAAGGCTTTTTCAAAGACGGCAATCGAAACTCTTGAAGTTCAAATGCGAAATGCGGCAAGGGAGTTTTTACGAGCAGTCATACCGCGTGTCCCGATAGACACTGGTATGGCTGTCGGCTCCTTTCTCAACATCGGTCGTTTCCTTAGAGTTGCCGTACCGCGTGGTCCTGGACCTTATTCGCGGAAGCATCCTAATTGGAAAAAGCCGCAAACGTACACTCATTTTGATGGCACTAAAATGCCAAAGACTCCTGAGAGCGGAGCTTCTCTTTCCACACAGCCTGAAGATGCTTTCCAAAGGAATGGCGGAGAAGTATCTTTTGATTTCAGGAGTGAAGTATATCACTACATACTTAACGATGTAGGAATTGTTCATGGTCCGTGGCAAAGTTTCAGTCATGGGCGTGCGGCCTTTGAGAGGTACACGCGAGAGATTCTCCCGACGAAACTTCCTAAGGTATATGAATTCATAGTCAAGAACACAATCTCATCGGAGTAAGTCATGGTCTTTGATCCAAGTAATCAAGAACAAAGAATGAAGGTAGTCTATGACGCCTCTGGTGCGGTTGAGGAAATTCGTAGGCTTGATGATATTCTTAAGCAACAAGGTGTAACATTAGGGGCGGTAACTCAAGCGACTACCAGCTTTGACCATGCCTTAGATGCGACAGTCACCAAAATCAAAGGTTTGACTGTTGAAGGTCAAAAGTTCGAAGTTTTAATTTCTAAGCTTGAGGGAGAATTAGATAAGCTTAAGACAACGCTTAATGCGGCCTCTACCGCTGGTGAAGCTTCTGCTGATGCTTTTCGAGAAGAAGCTGAGGAAGTCGAACGCAGTATGCGTCGACATCGTGATCGAGAAGCAGTTGTTCGAAAAGAAATCGAAACACAAGCACGGCTACGGGCTGAGATCGCTAAGACAGAGCAGGCACAATTCCGAGCATTCTCTGGTAACTTAATCGGTAGTCAATTAGCTGGACAAGCTAATGCTTCGGGGAACCGAATCAACGCAACTCCAGCGGAGCTTAATGCTGTAAGTAACGCAGTTGCCGGAATTAATCGTGCCTTAGCTGATGGCACTATTACTGCGAGAGATTATCAAACTGCCGTACGGGCGGTTGCTTCTGGTACGATCCAGAATCTTACACCTGCTCAACAACGAGCTGTGAATCTTGTCCATCAGTATCGAGAAGCTGTTGATAGGATGGGTCGCAGTAATGCAAGTAAGTATAGTCGAGAGACTAATGAGATCCAAAGAATCACAATCTCTTGGCAAGGTATGATTCGGCTTATTGAAGTGCAACTTCTTCATAGCTTAGTCTCGAACGCGGTCAATGCTTTTCAACAAGCTCGTGAGGAAGCCAAACAATTCAGTATCGCTATTGCTGAGATTGAAACGCTGTCACAACGTGCTTCTCTTACGACTAAGGATTGGACCGATGGTGTTCTAAGATTATCGGATGCTTTTGGTAAAACGCCTGCTGAGGTTGCTGCCGGTACTTACGAAACCATCAGTAACCAAGTTGCTGAAGGTGCAGAAGCCTTCGAACATATGACGAACATCTTGAATCTTGCCAGTGTTACGATGGCTTCTGCCGCTGAAGCGGGTAATTTGCTAGATTCAATCATCAATTCGTACGGACTTGCTGCTTCTCAATCGGCAAAGATCTCTGCCGAGCTTTTTAAGGCAGTCGATCTAGGTCGTTTCAAAGTTGAGGATTTGGCTAATACGTTCGGCCATACCGCTGTGCTTGGTCGTAATCTCAATATCTCCTATCAAGAACTTTTAGCTTCACTTTCTGCATTGACGATTCAAGGTATTAGTGCTGAGGAATCGCAGACGTTGCTTAGCAATGTCTTGATTGCTCTCATTAAGCCCTCAAAGCAGATGAACGAACTTCTCAAAGAATGGGGTGTCAGTTCTGGTGAAGCTGCGATTCAGACGTTTGGATTCTTTGAAGTCTTGCGTAAGTTCGAAGCCGCTGCTCAATCAGGCGGTGATCGTTTCGCTGAAATCGGTCAAATCTTCCAGAACATTCGGGCCATTCGAGGTTTCGAAGGTTTGAGTAATGCAATCGATCAAGCTGAAAGAAATCTCAAAGAAATAACAAGCAGTGCCAATGAATATAACAAAGCTATTGAAATCATCAATAACTCGTCTGGTAAAAGATTGCAGATCGAACAACAAAGAATCAGCAATGCTTTCTTACAGGTTGGCGAATCATTCAATCAAACGTTACTCGATGCCAGCGAATACTTTGGTGGATTGTCTGTTGGAGTTAATGCTTTTATTACCAATGGCGAGCAACTCCTTAAAATCTTACCTTTATTAACTGCTGGTATTTTAGGTGTGTCTGCCGCTACTGGTACTCTTACTAGAGCTTTGACATTTGCTGGTGTGTTCACACCTTTTGGTGCTTTATCTCTTGCTTTAACGGGAGCAGCAACTGCTTATACCTTATTTACTGAAAGTGCGGAAGAAGCAAATCTTCGTCTACAGCGATCTATGGAGAAAGTTGGCGAAGAATTTGATAAAATGCACAAAGATATCAAAAGAGCTAGAGAAGAAGTATTCATCAAACAATCAGAAGAAATCGAAAAATCTCTACAGGGATCTTTCAGAATCTTCTTACGATTTGCTGCTGAACAGAATAAGCTTGGTAATCAATTAAGTGACAACATCACTGCGGCTCTTAAGAATAATCTTAAGACATTAGATACTGTCTTTGACTTGATTGACGACAAAGGCAACGCCGTTCGAGACAATCTTCGTGAAACAGCAAGAGAAGCAGAGAATGAAGCCAGGAAGGCTGAACGCTCTGCTCAAAATGCCCAACGTGAAATCGATAGATTACGAGATAAGATTGCAGATCGCAATAAGTCATTCGATGACAAAATCTTTGATCAAAGTCTCGACGGTCTAAGTAATGCCGGCAAGGATGAGGCTCTCGAAGAACGTGCTGTTCAACTTATTAACGAGGCTCGTGAAGCTCGACAACTCAAGAATTTTGATCTAGCTAATCAGAAATATGAGGATGCTAATAAGATTCTTGAGAAGCAACGAGACATTCGGCAGAAAATCAATGAGGAAATCAAAAAAGAGCAGGATAAAATTCTTGAGAAAGGCAGAGATGCTTTTTTCGATAAGAAGAAATCTGCTGAGGATATCATCGCTATTCAGAAAGCCGCTGAAGTTCAAGAGAAACGGTTAAAAATCGCTGAACTTGAAACCAGGATTGAACGACTCCAAGAACAACGGTCAAATACCCGTCCTGGTTCAAGTAGGGATAAGCAGCTAGTCGGATCAATCGAAGCAGCTCAAGCTCAAATCGCTAAGCTCGATACTCTTGGTTCTGCTCGTCAAAAACTTGTTGAGACTGATGGCTTTCAAAGAAATCTACTCGCTGAGCTTAATGCTTTCGATCAGGAACGCATTGGACATCAGCAAGAATTGTTGAAACTTGCTCAACAGCAAGCCGCTCAAAGAAAAGCTGAAGCAGAGGCTCAAGAACAAGCCTTAAAGAATCAAGAGAAAGCTTTTGATCGCCTTAAGGATCTTTTGAACCAAGCTGATGATAAAGATTTGAAGTTTGCTGATTTCGCTAAGATCAATGCTCAGATTCAACAATCTCTTGGTACTTCGGGCCTTGATCGCGAAGCTCAATTGACTCTTGCGAGAGAGCTTAATAATCGTCAACGATTATTGCAGGCTCAAGTCGAAGTTGAGAAAACCCAAGATAGAGCACGAGCCGCTGAAGAGCAGATTGAACGACAGAGGAAATTCTCTGAGTCTATCAAAGAAACGAATCTGCGTATTAAAGAATTGACAGATTCTCAATTAGCTAATGAGAAAGGATTCAAGCAAAGCCTTGCTACCATTGACTCTTTTATTGAAGCTGTTGACCATCTTGCGAAAACTAAGGAAGGTGTCGATTTTGGTGGCCGTAACGATGACGTAAAACGCCTACGTGAGGCTCGTTCGATACTCAATCCTAATTCAAAAACTCTTATTGAAGATCTGAGTCAAGTAACACAGCTTATTAGAAAGCTTGAATTACTCTACCGAGGAAATGGTCTTACTAATGCTATTGCCGGTAATGCTACAGCTAACGCCGGTATTAAAGATGTTGATGAAATTATTCGAACAGCATTTGATCAAGCAAGAGCATTAACCTCGTCCAACAATGAAATATCTAAGCAAAATGCCTTACTTCGTCAGCAGTCGACGCAACTAGGAAATATTAATGCCGAGGCCGAAAAATTGAAAGCTAAGCATCCTGAACTGGCTGCTTCGGCTGAAGCTAATTTGCCTAAAATCGAATTGCAATGGTCGAACATCAATGTTCAATTGACCGAGCAACTAAGGTTATTGGGGCAAGTCGCTCAAGTCTATAGTTTCTTGGCTGGTCAAGTTCCTGGAGCAGGTCAACAACCAGCAGGAAAGGCATTAGGTGGACCAGTAAGCTACTATGCTCTTGGTGGATTTCCTGGTATGCCTCGGGGTGGAGATACCATCCCTATTTGGGCACAAGCAGGAGAATCAATTATCAATGCAAAATCCTCTAGAGCATATGCTCCTTTGATTCGAGCTATCAATCAAACCAGGACACAACACTTAAGTTCTGGTGGTGAAGTAACAAACATCGGAGATATCAGTATTAATCTTCCCAATGTTCAAAAGGCATCTGAGGTAGATGCTCGTGATATTGTGAATAGGATTAAGCGAGAAGCTCGTCGTGGTAACATTCGTTTTTAGGAGTTTTCAATGAACGCTTCGTTTGGTCAAAATATGATTGCTCGCCTTGTCCGGGCCGGAAAGAACTTAATCTTCCCCGGCGTCGAGCAGGGTCTGAAATTGCAAGGCTATTTTCCTGTTATCGAGCATTACGATTCCGAGGGGAATCTCAAGGGCCGGTATCGTATGCCGAACGGCATTACGAATGTTGGGAAGGATCATGCTCTTAATGTTCTTTTCCACGCAGTTACTCAGACTGCTACATGGTATATCGGCCTTATTGACAATAGCGGTTTCACCGCTTTGGCTGCCGCTGATACCATGTCGAGTCACGCTGGTTGGAATGAGTTCACTACTTATTCCGAAGCTACCCGCCAGGAATGGACTGAGGGTGCCGCTTCGAGTCAGAGCATTACCAATGCCACTCCGGCAACTTTCAGCATCAACGGTTCTGGTACGGTTAAGGGAATCTTTGTGACTAGCAGTAACACCAAGAGTGGTACTACTGGTACGCTTTGGTCTACTGCTTTGTTTCCCTCAAACATTGCTGTCATTAATGGCGATAGTCTTAAGATTACCTATACTGTCAATGCAGGCTAAGTCACCTACGCCCACCGTAGCCATTGGGCTACGGTGGGTTTTTTTCTTTTGAAAGGGGTGACTGATGGCTCTGACTGATAATCTTATCGGTTATCTGCGACTTGAAGAGGCATCTGGCAATAGAGCGGATGAGTTTGGTTCTTATAGTCTGACTCTAACTAGAATCTTAGGTAACACTGGCGGCAAGAAGGGCAAGGCCGTCGCCGGTCCTTTTAGTGTTGTAAATTATCTAAGCAGATCAGCCTTCAGTTTTGCTGGAAGTTTTACATTCAATCTATGGCTGAATTTTTCTTCTGTGGCATCTGTTCAAACGGTATTACAGCAATATACTAACTCATCCCCAAATCAAGGTTTTCGCTTATATCTTGAAACAAGTGGTTCCACTAGATTACGCTGGACTGTTGGTGGTTACACTGTTGATAGTCCTGCAATTAGTGCTGGAACTACTTATAAGGTGACAGTCACCTATAGTAGCAGTGATAATAGTATTGGCATCATGCTAAATGATGGCGGCGGTGGTGGCTATTCTACCGCTAGTCGCAGTGGCTCGTTAACATTAGGCAGCCAACCTTTTCAAGTTGGCGCGGGTCATGGCGGTAATTTCGATTACGGGTTCATCGATGAATTAGCCATTTGGAATGCTTCTCTATCGCCTAGTGATGCAATAACGTTGTATAATTCTGGTACTGGAACCTTTTATCCATTCCCTGTAAGTCTAAGTAATAGTGTAACTTTCAGCGACAGTGCAAATGGTAGTCATTTGCCGAAATTAACGGATACTGTTACTTTCACGGACAGACTCAACCGCCAATTCGATGATAGTGGTTCTGACACTATTACCTTCTCAGACGAGGGAGAAGGGCAATATGTTCATAATCGTTCTCTTGACGATACTGTCACCTTTTCTGATGACTGCATTGGTAGTCCTGTCTATGCTCGGTCTAGCGTAGATACTATTACATTTGGTCAATCTGTTGTAGGACAAGCACCATATAAAGAAACCGTGTCACAAACTATTACTTTCATGGATAGTTTGATTGCTGGCACGCAAATTGAAAAATCAGTCACCGATACTATCATCTTTGACGATATTCCGCCGCCT